AATTACGTCACCGTCAGTATAGGATGACTGTCTTGTATATGTAGCACCCATTTAGCGTCTTTCTCCTAACTGATACTCTAATTGAAAACCTTTGAGTGAGTATGGGGCAGTAGCACCACCGTCATTTACTCGTAGTGCCACAGCAAACCCAGACCCTTCTACTGGCTGTCTTACTAGAGGCTGTGACGGTCCACCGTATGTTGGTGTACCATAAGTTGATGTTCCATAAATACCAGCAATGTTTGTAGAGTCTAGGGCATATGCTGCTGGTCTGGATGAACCCGCTGCTTCGTAGTCATAACGTACAAACAAGTCGGCATCAATTGTTGATTCAGGTTTAAAGTTTACGATAACCCGTTGCATGTGTTTACGTATGCCGGGGTCATTCATGGTCAAGTCAGGGCTTCTGTATCTTCCATTAACAGCATTACCATCAAATGTAGTACCCTGTTCCTGTCGATAGATAAAACCGTCAAATCCACCGTGCAGTACAAGAACATCGCCTGTCTTAATAAAGGTATCTGATGCTGCAGGTTTCATACCCTTAATAGTAGAAAACTCGTAACCTTGTTGTCCACTTGCTTGATTTTTAAGTACGCAGATAATACCTTCTGTTTTACTTTCGGCCCCACCTTGCTTAGAAAAGAATAGTCTGTATTGTGTTTTATTAGGTATAACTACAGACTCAAAAGCAGCGGCATTAATTATGTTTTCATCAAATATAGACTGCACATTGGCACTTATAGTACCCAACTCCACGTCACCAATTCTTGCTGTACCTGCAACAGTACGCAGCCCATCAGGGCCAAGAAAGATAAGGTCGCCAGCAAATTCCTGAATGGTCTTGCCATTGATACACCCGATGTCACGAGTAACAGGGGCTACTGCAAAGTCACTAGAAGAACTGCCTGTTAGTTTAAATATTCTGTTTTCGCAAAAGATAAATAAATTTTCACGGAAAACTTTAAGGCCGACAATAGTATCGTCAACTTTTATACTGCCAGCACCTTGACCGCTGCTAAACCCGTCTTCATTAAATGGCTCACTAAATACTACCTCTTGTGGAGTGCTTGACATACCAGCGTAGAACATGTGTTCTCTGTATGCTGCTACTAAACTTGCACCCTCTACAGAGGACTCTGTAACATCTGTTGCTGCCAGTGAGGTATTAAATACTGTAGGGTCATTTGCGCCGTCTACTACAATAAGTTTATCATTACCGTCAAAGTTAAAGCGTTCAAAAGAATACTTGGTTGCGCTAGTGCGACCTGTGTCTCTTGATGTCCATGACTCTGATACAGGCGTAATATTAGTGTCGCCACTTTGTGAATGGGCCGCAGCAGTTGTGCTACTAACCGCCCGTGTTACACCAGTAAATGTTGTAGAAGTAACACCTGTGTATGTAAACTGCTCATCATTAATTTGCAGTGTGCCGCTAGAACTAAAACCTGTAGTAGACTCTACAGTAATAGTGCCTGAACCTGTCATGGCTGTATTAGCAGCTATAGCATTTGCACTATCTGTGCCTAGTTTAGTAGAAGCACTACTCCATATTTTTGTGCCACGTGCTGCTACTACTTTGTTAGCAAAGGTAGTGACCATCAACACTTCTTCACTACTAGAAACAGTATATGGTACTACCTGACGAACATGCCTTTGAAAACCAAGGATGCGCTTGTATCCACCCTCAATGTCTGGCTCAAAGTTTTCTAGCTGTAGTGCCTGACCCGGCTGCATGATAAAGGTAGAACGGTTAGCTACTAACCCACCTTCGCAAACAAAGGGCAAAGTTCCTGTTTCAGCCATTAGTCAGCCCTTACTACGTTACTAGAACCCCTAGAATTACCTGTGTATGGTATATATGTAGAACGAACATATTCAAATTTATTTACCAAAAGTGTTTGCATATTTTTTATGCCCTGTTCAAATCTGGCAAAGTTAATGCCGTACTGTTGAGACTCGCCACGATACTGATAAACATACGAGGTGGCACCATCTACAATAACAGGCGAAAATCTGTCCGGTATACTTGTTGTGCTATCATGTGCAGCCATGTCAGTAGGGAATGTAAAAAAGTCGTACTTAATTACATATTGTTTTTCTGGAAAGGGATAAAGTAAGTAGTTGTTATCTAGTGTTCTAACAACATAGATAGGTGCAGAGCCATCTTCAAACTGTGCTACTTGAACTCCACTTGCATGTGTTGCAGCCGTTGTACCTTCTGCGCCACGAGTACATCCTGTAATTGTAGTCGAGGAACCTACGGCAGTATACGTAATAATTTCACCACCAACATATACTTTACCTGTTGCGTCAAAACCTGTAGTGCTTGCAACCGTAAGTGTTGTTACAGAGTCAGTATGGGATTGACTAAGCGTGGTAGTAACAATCTCATCTTCTTGTGTAATATAAGCGTTTATGTATTCGTTATAATCTAGTTTTTTTAATCGACCACCTGAAATGCCATTGTCGCTATCTTTGACAATTCTAAACGTATTGTAATCAACTGTCTTAGCTGTTGTAGGAATACTATAGCGCACTGATCCTGGAACAAGGGTTTCTGTATTTGTAGAATGATTGAATGGGTAATTAAATTCACGTTGATTGATGTACCTAATTGCCTCGTTGACAGCGTTTTTAGCTTGTGTTTGAATACCACGAGATGCAGTAAAGTTAGCAGAAGTTAACTCTACCTCATTTAGTTTAGCCAGAACTTTGTTTGTCAATGAAAGAAATGTTTCAGCCATCATAAATCCTTAAAGAGTTAGGAGGGCGACTTCTGCCGCCCCCCATATTATTTAGGCCAGTGTATCGCGGTCTACTTCATTAGCAGATACATCGCCTTGGTCACTAACGTCCAGCATGACTGCATAGACACGAATTTTACCTGCAGTATATGTTGCACCATCACCAGCAAAGGTAAGGTCCAAAGTATCTGCAGTAGCAAGAGTGACATCTGCTGCTGGTGTAGCAGAAGGGGCGTAAGCCAAATCCGCTGCGCCATCAATGTCAAACGCTGCAACAAATTCATTGTCATCAGCAGCACCTAAAATAGCTGTAGCATTTGTACCAGTATTCATGGTAGCGGATTCTACAACTTGGAATCCTGCGTGTAATACACGTGTATTTGCAGGAATAGTTAGGCACTGAACGACATCTCCACCTGTAGAAGAAATGGCTTGAGCCGTTAGGTCAACAGTCATATCTACATAGTAAGGAGTGCGTCCACGTGGACTGTTGCCATGTGCGGGTTTCAAAAGAGTGGTAATTGTAGCCATTTTTTAATTCCCCCTATACCAAACAGAACCGGGCATTAACAAGAGCCTCCGGTCGGAGAATCTTACGCCCATACAAATGCATACCACGAACAATGTCAGCAAAGCTGTCAGGGTCACGATATGTTTCAGTCTTGTTGATTTGCTCTGCAGTAGCAACAGCAGATGAATGCCCACCAATAATCACACCAAAGTTAGAAGAGTTCGTGCCACCTGTGGTAGCAGAACCTGTTCCAATTTCAGGTAGATTATTAGAAACATACACTTGGAAGCCGTGCAGATTATTTACAACAAGTCCGTTACGCAGTCCACCAGACTCACCAAAATCAGAGTTCAGAAGTTTTGAGTCTTCATCTTTCAAGATTTCCATAAATACAGGGTTTACTACAAGCCAACGACCTTGGCTGTCAACATTTTGCTGGTCTAGCTTACGAGCCATACGAGAAATAATCATCGTTGGATTAGCGTTGCCTGAACCCGGTACTGCAGAAGCACCCGGCAGACGTGGCTGAATGCCAATACCATTGTTAGCAGAACCACCAAAGTCATTAGCATCAACTTGCATTTCAGCCAGCAGTTCGTTAGAACCTGCTGTAGAAACTGCTACTGAGCCATTAGTCGTGGTGTTAGCTGTATTAGCAGTGCCATGAATAGCAGACTGCTTAAAGCCGCCCATATAACCAAGAACGTCTTGGTCAAACTGGTCAGCAAGGCGGTACGCAGCACGGTCACTTGCCAGTTGCTGGAAGTTTACGTGGCTGTGTGCCTCTTCAATGTCGTCAACCTTAAATGCAAAGTAGTTAGCTTTGTCAATTGTCAGGTTGAAGTCTTCGTCGTCAAGGTCTTGCGGCGTGATGGTTGTACCACGGGCGTATGCCTTAACGGTAATTTCGGGTTCCTTGATAATCTTAACGGAATCACCCATAGCAGCAATCTCTCCGAAGTAGTCAGAGTTAGTGATTGCTTCAGCAACAGCCGACTTGCGGAACGCAAGTTGCACCTGTTTGCTGTAAATTACGGGCGAAAAATTACCGTTAGGAAGATTACCATAACCACTAGCAGTAGTAAATGCCATTGTTAAATCTCCTATTTAGCATCTTACAGATGCAAACTTACAAAACTTATTCAGAGGCTGCTTCGCTTGGGTGCGTATTCCAGTAAGATGGCCGTCCTACTGTTCAACGGGCCTTGCTCATCAGGTAATCCGTAAGACTTTGTTGTTTGCTGAGTGTGATGCAAGCAAGTAGCTATCCTGCTTACATCCCAGTTGTATATAGTTATACGAAAAAATAACTATTTGTCAACACTTTTTTTATCTAGCAGACCCAGATACATCATAGATAAATTTGCCGCTACGAATAGCTTCCATGATACTATCGGAATTTTTTTCATATTCTTGTGCAGACATCTTCTGTACCTGTGACTCTTTTAGGTAAGTAGATGATTCATCTTCTTGAGGTTTACTACGAGACTTACGAGTATCAACAGATTTTGCAGCAGAACTGTCTGATTTTGATTTCTTGCCCGTCAATCCTTTGTCAACTTTGTACAAATCAATTGCACGTGCTGCAGACTTGGCATCATTATCATTTTCGTAAAGAGCATCTTGCACCCACTTAGGTTGATCTTCTGCCCATTCATGGAACTCATCACTGTCACGAATGTCATCAAAGTCTGGATGCAGTCGCATAAGTTCTGCTTCAGCTTTTTCTTTCTTAGCATTATATTGCATATCGTCAATTACTTTCATGCGTTCTTCCAAGCCGTCAGCTTGTTCCTTCGCTTTCTTGATAGCAATTGTTTCAACAATAGCAGCAACATCTGGATATTGCTTTGCCCAGCTTTCTAAGTCATCGTCAGACTTGGGTAGCTTCATTTCTTTTTTAGTTGCTGAACTTAATTGAGATTTTAATTGTTCTAGTTCAGCTTTAAATTCTTCAGCTTGTTTTTGTTGGTGCCTACGAAGATCAGAGTAACGCTTCTTAAATGTTTTTTCTTCTGCATTAGTAGGCTCTTCCTCTTCTTTTTCTGTAGTTTCCTCTTCTACTTCACCTCGTTGTTCCTTAATTAGTTGCTCAAGTTCTTCTTCTTCCATTGCACGTTTTTCTTCGTTAGAATATTTACGATTTGCAAACGCAACTTTCTTAGGTGACTGCATTTCTTCAGCCATGATTTCAGCTTCTGCCATTTTATTATACTCCTTGTTGGGGCCAACGTAGCCACCTGTCGGGTGGGGGATGGGTAGGCCAACTGATTGCGGTTATTTTTTAGAAGCTAAACCGCCTCGCTTCATCTTTTTGGCTTTAGGCTTTGGTTTATTAATTAAACCGCCCTTTGCTCTAAAGTCAGCGTATCCACTATAGCTGTCGTAAGAACTACTACTACTAGATTCTGGAGTATCATCATAACTAAAATCTGTACCCTGCCCAAAATCAGATACAATATCTTCAGCCATAGATTGAGCAATTTCGTCACGAGTCGGCCCTCTTCCTGCTGTTGGTGCCGAACCCAAGTCGTCATCGTCATAACTCATACCAGTCTGTGTTTCCATAGCAGTTTGTCTTGCTACATCTGCTTTTGCATCTTTAATAGCCCTATCAATTACTGAACCTCTAGTGTAACCAGTAGGACTAGAGTCATCTTGAGAACCAAAGTTGCCAGCCCTTACTTGTTTGGCAGTTTCTGCATTTTTTTCTTCCTCTTGTAGTGTTCTAAAAGCTAGTTCAGCATTAATTACATTATCTTTATCATCTAAAAATTCTCTTTCATAATTTTTGCGAATCCAGTCTAAGGTACGTGCTAGGTCTTGACGTTTAGATACATTTGTGTTTGCTATATTCCTATTAAAAAAGTTTGAGTCTAGTTGGACCTTTGCCCTAATTACTCTGGCATCTCTACCATCGGGGTCTTTACCCGGCGGTTTAATATTTGTTATTGTGGCAGTTGCACCTTTTGGTAATTCTGGGGTTTTGTTTTGTTTGAAGTCAAAAAACTGTCCTACACCCGCAGTCATTCTTGATCTAGCTTGACCAAAAGTTAAACCTTGATACGTTATTTTGGCCCTGTAGTTACCTGTTACCGTACCTTTAAAGGCAGTGCCACCAAACGTAAAAGTATTACCATCTGTGCCATAATTAGAAGTGCCATCATCATCAGGAGATACTGTTTGTGTAGTCGGAACAGCAGCTGTTGGCGTTTCTACAGCCTCTACTTTATCAGTCTTTACCTCTACAAATCCTGGAGGAATAGGATAGATAGGCTTACCATCAACAAACGGAATGGTCATAGTTTGACCCGTGTCGTTATTGATGTACTCTCGTAACTCATCGTATCTGCCGGTAGTTGTAGGCAAAAGCTGTCCAAAGGTTGGAGCAGCTGTGCCGTCTGTTGGAACAGCAGGTGTAGTCAAAGGAGTAAAGCCTGTCTGCAAAGGTTGCTGTTGTATTGGTTGCCCTGCAGGAATTGTTGGTGCTACGTATGGTTGTGGATTATATGTAGCAAACTGTGAAGGTTGTTCTATAATACCAAACTAGTTAGGCACTAGACCACCAACCTGAAACTCCATAGGATCATCTTCCATATCGAGATCATCTAGTGTAAATGGAAGATCATCAGGTATTGTAGCCTCTTCACTATTGCCCATCTGACCCATAGCGTCCATACGAGCAAGACCTGCTTTTGCTTCTTGTCTCATCTGCATCAGCTTTTCAAGACCCCAGTAACGTACTACATCTGCTGGGAATACAAACTCGCCTTCACTTAGTTGGGCAGGAATGTCATCGCGTACTTCTTCTTTCAGTGATCCCAGTGGAACGTCATTACCTGATTGCTCATCTATTGTGCCACCTTCGTCAAGAAGACCGCCTTCGTCAAACATATTCATTTGTCTCTCCATAGGCATACCACCTTTGTTCATGTTTGGGACACCTGATGTGTCAAGTTCTTTTAGTAGGCTTCTCCGAATAATTTCATTCTTGTCCACTTTAGGTTTAGCAGGTGTATCATCATCACCAAAAAGAAATTCACCAACGCCCGATACTGCACGACTAAATATATTCTTTTCTTCAGGTTCTGCAGTAGGGATCGCATCTGTTGTATCTGATGCTACATCCTTAGATTGAATTGTTTGTAGCGTTGCTTCTTGTTGTTTTTGCTCATCTCTATCTGCAGCATCTACACTTCTTTGAAATTCCTCTTGCATTACAGTTTCAAGCATATCTGTAGTGCCGGGTTCTACAACATCACTATCGTCCGTGTCAGGTGAAGGTTTACGTTTTGCCGTGGCTGGTACATACTCTGCAAAGCCTAGTCTGTCTTCGTCGGTTGCTGGGGTTTTTTCAAAGCCTAATTCTGTGTTAACTTCAACTTTGCCAGGTTTTGTTGTGCTATGTAAAGATTGAAACTCATACGTTACGGGTATTGGAACACCCTCTGACATATTATATGTTACTTTTGCAGACTTATTGGCGTTGTCTTGATTAATGGCATTAATGCTAGTGATAGTAGGAATGCCTAAATCTTTTGCCGCTAAATTATAAAACATAGCGCGACGAATTGCAATACCTTTTGTTGGGCGTTCTCCTTTTCTTTTAGGATCGTAAGCACCAATTGCATCTAGGGATTGCTTTATTGCGGTTGCATATTGACCTGATTTAAGGGCTGCAAAATACTTTGGTGCTTTACTTTTTAAGCTGCCCATGTTATATTGAATATCTAATGAATTAAATTTCATAGATAAAGGAAGGTTATTCCAATCAATACCCATATCTATAAGTTCATCTATATTTTTTTGTGCGACAGCCTTTGCAAGTCCTTTAGGATTATCTACATAATCTTCTTCTTTAACGCCTAATAAATTTTTAACACCATATTCTCTTGTTGCCATACCAGTAACGGTATCGCCTCCACCAGCACCTTCGCTAGTCTCAAGAGTATTTAGATATGCATCTAAGAACTGATCGTTATCCATCTAGTTCACTCACTTCATCCCTAAGACGTTGCACCTTACGCAACGCAGTAATAGAACCCTGCGCACGTGAAATGTCTGTAATGTCATTCGACTGTTCTAATGTCTTACGATGCGTGTCAATTAGCGCATCAATGTAATTACTGAAGTGAGTCCATTGGCGGTTGTTGCCCACCAACGGCTTCAGCTTGCTGTACAGTTCCTTGTCCACCATTTCCACTAAATCCTTGTTCACCCGGTACTGGCACCTGTCCGGTACCCATTGTTCCACCACCTGCACCAGTTGGGTCCATAACATCCGCACCTGCTGGCGCACCTTGGCCTTCAGGTAGTGGGGCTTGGAACTCTTTCATAATCTCTGCTTGCAGTGCAGCTTCGTTCATATTATTTACAACCTTATCGGGGTCAAGGTCCATAGACTTTGCAATCTCTGTAATTACATATTGGAATTTAGCAAACGGGGCAAGTGCAGGGTTGCTTGCAATTTGTAAGAACTGCATAAGTCGCTGACTACGCACCTCGTTAGCCATTAGACTTTCTGTACCACGTGCTTTTACTTCTAGGTCGCCTTTGATACCTGAATCAAAATCAAACTGCATATTAAACCTGAACAATCCCTCACCAAGAGGACGTAGCAAATAATCATCTACGTTTTTGATGACACTCTTGATAGAGCCTTGTGCCGCACCCATCAGCATAGAAATGCCAGAGGCCGTGCGACCTACACCAGATACACCTGTCTGCCCGTGTGCAAAGGATGGGAAGCCTGTGCTTTCATCTGCTAATACACGAGCCTTGTCAAACATCATCATGTTTTCTTGGGATACATTTGGATACTTAGTGCCGAAGATAGCTTGACCCGGTGCGCCACCCTGACGACGGAATACCTTGCCGGGATACAGCGTTAAGTCTTGCCCCGGCACTAGATTAGTTTCATCCACTTCAACCAGCAAGTTACCGGACAGAACAGCATTGTCCACAGCCATACGCATAAAACCATTCATAAGTGTCTGGGTGTCATCCATGTTCTCTGCAATGCCTACCCCAAAGAATGAATAAGGATTGAGTTCATACGGTGCAGCCATGTACGGAATTTTGCTAGGCTTAAACGGATTCAGCACAAGACGAATTAGTTTGCCATTACACATCCATGCGTTGGCTTGTAGTTCGTCAAAGTCTTTTAGTTCATCTGGGATATCTACTTCTTGTTCAAGAAGCATGTCAACATCCATCATGCCCCAATACTCAAGAACTTCAAAACGATCTACGCCATGCTCTGGTGCATAGTCTGTAAGATCATCTTCCCAATACATCTTATCGTAATTTTCGCCTAGCGAGATGACTTCATCAATTACTGACTCGCGGAAGTATGGCCTACGCTTGAGTGAACGCAGTTGTGTGCGTGACATCTTGTGACGTTCAATTACGTATTGTGCCTCATCCATGTTGTTAGCATCAGGGTCTGGATAAAAGTTCCAAACAGATACGTGGGATACTTGTGGCACTGTCTTGAAGATAGGATCATACTCACCGTCGTCATCCCAATTAGGATACTCTTTGTCTACAGCGAATGGGCCTTTCATAACACCTGTGCCAAACAATGCCATTTCAAACGCTGTGCTGCGCAGATACTTATTTGCACTTGACTCTTCTAGCTGGTCATGTATTTTCTTCTGCATCTTTTTAGCAGCGACCATTGCAGGACTAAACGTAATAGAGGTAGGGGTTGCTCCCGGACCTTCTTTAAGTTTATCCATAACAGGGTCTAGCTTTTCTTGAAGTGGACCCAGTTTATCCATAAGAGTTTTTTCAGTAGAACCAGCAGGTAATGCCATACCGTCACCTGCAAATCCATATGGGTTCTGCAAGTCTTCAATACCTATAGCTTGATCCGGTGCCTGTGGATCAAAGTGTGCGCTATCTACTACACCTTCAGGAAGTTCCGTAGGTTCGATAGAAAGCGGAAAACGATTGTTGGCAAAGAGTACATCGGTAATCTGTCCGTATGCTGCCAGTGTTTTTGTTTTTGTGATTTTAATAAAGACACGTGATTTTTCCGTTTCTGTAAACTGTACATCAGGCCCATACAATCCGCGATAGTTTCTATATGCACGAAGCCACCTTTCCTCATCTTGATATCTATAATCTTTAGCTTTGTAAAAACGATCTGTGACAAAACCAATTATAGAAGATACACCTGCATCCTCTTGGACACTATCTTCAGTATCCTCTAATGCAATTGCATCATCCTCAATCATAATTTCATCTTCAGCCATTATACTTCCTTTGCTCCGACTACGGTACATTTGTAGTCTACAGTTGTCCAATCACCATCAATTGGCAATTCTTCGTGCAGTATTTGCATTTTTATACACTCTGCTTTTTCTTCAAACCACTGCACAGATTGATTAATGCATGACTGACTATCCATGCATACTGTTAACATTAATGACCATATTACTTCCATACTAATATCCAAATGTTGAATCAGCTACCGGCATACCCATTGACGGTCTTCCCATCGGGTCGTAGTCGAAAACAGAGAACCGGGGTCGGGACATAATACCGTACCGGAGTGCGTCATAAAGATGGTCTTCAGAGTGCGTGTCAATGTCCTCTGGATTTCTTTTGTCCAGCGGAAGTGCTGGTAATTGGGATATAATGTTTGTGCAATTATTAAAGAACACAAGTCTTGGTTCCTCCGTATACTCATCTATTTGCAAACGCCTATGCACTTCATTCTTACCGGCTACTCGACTTCCTCTACTTCTATCAGATGGTCGCCAGCGACATCCCCGCATAATCATTTGTTCTGCCAAGCTAGGACCAGTATCCCCACGCTTATGCCAAAGAGAACTATCAAGAACGCCATACTTGATGTT